ATACAGATGGAAGGTTTAATATCTGGAAATTAACCGTAGCAAATTGTTGTAACGCATCAAATTCAACTAATAAAGGAAATTCTATTCTTGCGTTTGAATCCGTTGTCCATTCTGGTTTGCTAAATTCAAATCCGTTTGATGTAATAGTTACCTTTCTTGAATAATATTCCGTAACACCAGCGCCATCAGATTTAAACTCGCATCCAAAAACTAACCAATGTTTTTTGAAATTAGCCGGATTAGGAGATTGATCCGTTGACTTATAATTTACAGTCAAATTAATATCTAAAAACGCACCGGTTTGAGTTATATCTATATCCTCTAAAGATGCAAATACTTGCGGACTGTCATCGTGTGCGAATACTTCTCCGGGAGTTATATTCCGTGTTGCTAAATGCTCATAATCCAAAACCACCTCCTTTAAAGCTGGAAGGAATTGAAATATACCATCTCCGCGTCTGAATATATTAGAACTTAAATCTGTATGGTCGTAGTCGTAATAGAATTGTTCGTTTCCAAATACTGACAACCTTAAACTTGTGTCGGTTGCGTAGGCAAACTGTGGTTGTCTGTTGACAGGATTTAAATATTCATTTACTTGAATAAAATAAATGTGCCTTGAACTAAATAAGAATCTACCTCCAAAACAAATTGCAATATATCTTAATACATCGTATGCGCTGCGGAATTGAACATTCTTTTTAGCGTCATAATACCAAAATGCCCTGTGATTAACTCGTGTTCTATTAAATAGTATATACTGACCAAAATCAGCTGCCATATCTTCCTCATACCAATTTGTCAAAACCTTTGTTAAGATATTACCAGAACCATATACATCGGTAATGTATGGTATCTTATTGATGCAATTCAAAACGTGTTCTGCAATAGTAACGTATCCAGTATAATTTAAACCATTGTCTTGCTTGTAATCTACTGACTTTAAATAATTAAATCCATCTTTTGCCTTTAAATTGAATCGGTATCCAATACCTTCTGGTACATCTTCAATTTGAACTAAATCTGGTAATACAAATCCAGCCCACCTAAATAGATTAGGAGAATTATCATCTTCGATTAAAAGGTAAAACCTATCTTCAGCAGCACCAATTAAATCATCTATAAACGTAGTCAAGGTTGATGAATCAATCATCATCGTAACCGTTGCCGTGCTGCTTATTATTGGGCAAAACCGATCATTATCCTTGCCATCAAAATCGTATTGGATATTTACATTAGTCGCATCAAAATCCGTAGCTGAACCACTAAAGGAAGAATCATAGATGCCAACAGTATATTTAGCACCTTTCTCCGAATAAAAATCTCCTTGTAGTCGTACTGCCATTATCTATTTCTGTTACGTTCTGCGCGTTCGATTGATAACAATAAATCGCTTCCTTGTATTCTCGTTTCCGCTATGTATCTGCCTTCGTTCATATTTCCTAACATACTCCTTAACTTATCCAAAGGCGCGACCACTTCCGGATTCGATATACTCGTTCCGCTTCCTTCTCCTACTAAAGCCATAGTTGGTCCGGTTATTAATCCGCCTGATGCGAGTCCGGGAATGCCTAAACTACCACCTAAAATTTTTCTAAATGAAAACGCGCCACCAGCACCACCAAGACCCGGAAATAATATATTCATTATTGCACTTAATATAGCTGCTTGTGCTACGGCTTTAATTAAGTTTACTATTAAATCCTTAACTCCTCTGACTAATGCCTTAAATACATTTTGCCCGGATTCTAATGCGTTAAATACGCCATCTATGATTGGTGTAATAGAGCTGCGTAATGTTTCAAATGTATTATTTACTCTATCGGTAAATCCGGCGTTATTTTCTAATTCTGTATTATATGTTCTTAATTGTTCGGTAGCAGCTGACATTGATTCAACCGCTTCTGGTGTCGCAAAGATTGGTAATAAACCAACTGCACCTTGTTCCGCACCACCTCCACCACCGCCACCGGTTACTGTTGTGGTTGGTTCACTTCCGGGTATTACTACATTAGCAGCTTCTTGTTTGACTCCAAATATGGCTTTTTTAGCCCTATCGATAAATGATTCTATTTTATTTTCAGAATCGGTAAAGTTTATTTCTTTAAACGCATCGCTAACTATTGTAGGTAAATCAGTTAAATCATTTTTTAATTTATTAAATGATGTCCTAATATTTTCAATATTACCTGATTTTATTGCACCTAATAAGGATGTAAAATTGAATAGTTGTTTACCAAGTTGCAACATCAAAGTACCAAACGCGACAAATGTTTTAAGTAATCCATTTACTACCTTTCTTACGTTTTCAAATTCGTAATACATTGCCCCAACTAATGCAACAACACCAATAATAATTCCAGTTGGACCAGCTAAACCAATTATCATTTTAAATAAACTTCCCATTGATTTTGCCAACCCACCAATGACAGTTGCAAATTTGCCGATTACAAAAGTTGCAGGTCCAATTGCAGAAACTATTAAAGCAATATTAATGGCAGTTCTTTTTGCTTCTGGTGATAATTCATTGAACCTTTCAACTAATGCGTCAATTAAATTTGTTAGTTGCTGAATCCTTTCTCCTAAATTTGTTGATTCTATTATTGATTTACCTAATTCGGCAAAAGCATTTTTAGCTGCATCTTTAAAGTTGCTTATCCTACCTCCTAAAGTTCTTGACTGTTCCCCCATTCCGTTAAAAAACTTACCACCTTCTGATGCAGTTTTTCTTAAAATACCATTTAATACTTCAAAGGTTACTCCACCATCTGAAACAAACTTATCAAATGCCTTTCCGGTTAATCCAGTTTGTTCTTGCAACATTTCAAATACTGGAATACCTCTACTTGCAAGTTGCCTTAAATCTTGAGTAAATGCAACTCCAACGGTTCTTGCTTGACCAAGAATTAATGCAATTTCGTTAATATTGCTTCCTGTTGCAGCTGCAATATCTCCAAGGTATTGCAAAGAATCTAATGCTTCATCAGCAGAAAATCCAAATGCAATTAATTGAGATGTTGCCTTTACTAAATCCGTAACCTCAAACGGAGTCGATGCGGCAAATTTCTTAATTCTTTCAAATACGGCTGCACCAGCTTCGGCTGATCCGGTCAAAACCCTTAATCGTGCTTCAAGTTGTTCGAACTCGACCGCACTCGCAACGGCAGCACCTCCAGCACCTAATATTGGCAGAGTTAATGCTTGGGTTAAATTAGAACCTAAACGTTCCATATCGCGTCCGAATTTGTTCATCGAACGCTGCGCCTTGGATAGATTTTTTTGGAAATTTTCTATCCTTAACCCTAATATTACGTTTAAATCCTTTGTTGCCATTACGCTTGATTTTTGCCGTGTTGTTTACGCATCCATTCGTCCATCCTTTGCCTAAATTCCTTTTGATGTTCGGTTACGATTCGTTCTTTTGGCTTTTCGGTTTTCTCCCAATCGAATTGAATCAGGTCTGTCATTTTTATTTTCTTACCTTTCCCGGCATAAGGTTGAATCCCAATTGTAGCCAACCACCGCGTCCGTTCCCATTCGTTTTGGAATCGTAACCGTTCCTTTTCGTTGTAACCTTTGATGGCATCCATCACATCTCGAAAATCAGCGGAATAAAAATCTTCCGTACTCATTCCGATCTGACCGATTGCAATCTCGCGAACCTTTGTCCACGTCATACTTTCACTTGGCTCTGATGCGTTTTCGTTCGGCTCGTTTTCGTTTTTTTTTCTGCATCAGGCATTGAATTAGAGAATAGTTCCATTACTCGATTAATCGCAGCCATATCCTCATCAAATTCATCGCACATATCCTCAAAGGTCCAATCAAATGATTTACGTTCTTTTCTATGCCCATCTCTTAAAGCCTCGTATATCAGCTTTAAGGTATTTTTGTAATTCAATGTTTCTTGACCTAATGTTAAAATAGAAATGCCCGTTTCCTCTTCAAACCGTATCAGGGTTGCATTTCCGAAGGAAACAGGCACTTCCGTATTGTTTATTTTAGTGAA